TATTAACTCGTTTGACTTGTTTTTGAACTTTACGAATCTTTTTAATTTTAATTGGATCTATAGCACGAAGTTCTTGTATGCCTTTTTCTGGATGATCCACATCAATCAAGCACTGATAAAATATCTTTCCATCAACATACCATCTTCTAAAAATATCATATCCTTTATTTGAAAAATCTAAAAGTTTTACAATTTTATCAAATTCTTGGGTAACTTTTGATTTGATATTATCAGATAAATCCGTATTGTCTAATACAATTCTTACTGCTGCATTTTGACCATCGAATACAATTGCTTGTGTGATTATATCCTCAATTGCCATATCAACTTCTGGATAAAGTGCCATACTTCTATATTGACGAATTAATGAATTTTCATCAATAAAGGATCCAGCAAAATCATAAACTGACGACATGAATCCGCCAGTTTCAAGAACCTGTGCTCCATCATAGTTGTCTGGAGCAGCAAAAGAAGCATTGGATGGGTTGTCTCCGGACAACCCACCCAATGTGTTTGTTGCTTCTGTTTTATTTCCAAATACAAAACCAAAAAGATCATTTAATATCATAATTTATCTCAAGTTTGTTCTGGTGCTGGTGGACCCACAAGTTGATCCGCTGGTTCCCAGTAATCGTAAGCAATTTGAACAGTAAATTCGCTGAACGAATCTGCCATATCATAATTTAAGGTTACTGGTCCTATATCTACAGGGAAGCAATTTTTTAATTTTATTGCTTTTGAAAAATTGCTTACGTCTTGGGTCGGCAGTGGTGTTGCTGTTGTATTTGCAACAATATCACTGTAATAAACTACCCAATCGGTTGCTAGATTATAATTTATTTGATGTGTATTTCTACCATCTAGTAATTCCATCCACTGTTCGAATGCTGCTCTAAGATCTTTTGCTGGAGCATTTGATTCATAGACATTAATAGCCCAGTCAGCATATACACGTTCTCCAGCAAACTTGACTATTCTTCCTTGCCATGCTACGTTTATAGCTCCAATGGTCGAACCTGGAGCATCTGCTGCTTTTACATATATTCTAAGATCTTCTGCTGCAATCTGTGATACACCTGATGGAAATCCACCAATCACAAGGAATCTATTTGGTCTTACACCAAAAAAGTTATCTCTAAAGTTTTGTAATGTTGGCATTTTTACCTCTTATTTATTTATTAGAATATAGATGAAAGATCTTTATTTGTCAAAGTAATTGTGACATAATTGATTGAAGTTACTGGTTTGATTAAAATATCAGCAACAAAGTAATTTGCTTCAACAATTTCTGGAGTATTATTTGATGAATCGCATACTACTCGATATGCCTGAATTCCTCTTTGACCTACGATACGATCAAGGAATCCTTCAGCAGCAACTTTAAATCGTGTTCTTGTTATAGAATCATTTTGTTCAAAAAGAATTGAACGAGCAACAGGAGCAAGTGCTTTCTTAATATACATGAAAAGTCTAGAAACATTGATTCTAGAAAGAGTCGATGTTTCGGTTTCTCCGGTTTTATCTCCAAATAGAATTGTTCCAGAACCAGGGAATGTTACAACAGCATTTGCTCTATTTGTATTATTGTAAATTATGTCTTGTTCACTTGGTGTTAAATTTCTCTTGAGTCTAAGAACATTAAGAATTCTACCACGTCTATCACCAGCTGGTGAGAACCATGGGAAAGCATCTCTATCTGTTCTTACTAAGCAACCAGCAACATCTGCTGCTAATGGCGTTTCAATTGTATAAAGTCCAGATGTGTCTAGGTGTAATTTTTCACCATATACACGAATATAGTTGTAACTATTTGATCCGCTTGGGAATGTTAATCCAGCTGGTGCAGAAGTGGATGATGGAGTATATACTATTCCAATTACTGGTTGATCTCCACTAGATCGTTCTTCTACAACAGTTGTTACATAATTTCCATAAAGATTACCATCAGAACCAGAATTTCCACCTTGGAATATAAGATCAAATCCAAGTTGTTTGAAATCATTAGTTGGGGTTGAACCAAATCCAACATAACATCCACCACCATATTGGAGGTAGTTATTTACAGGCCACCATTCACCAGAGAATCCTGCTGAAATGCCAGTTGCAGTATATGTTCCGTTCAAATACGAAGCAGCACATGATCCAACACTATAGAATGTATTTCCAGATGCATTTTCTATGCCTCCTTGCAATCCAACTATATAATCAGTTAAACGTCCATACCATTCTGAAGAATTTTGAACAAAGAAATAACCCTGATTTCGTTCTGCGGTTGTTCCTGCTAATACCTTTAATGCAACTGTTGGATTCCAAACAGCTCCAATTGTTGATGAAAACCCTTCAGTTATAGGAACAACTAAAGATTCATCAATAATTTTAAATTTAACATTTGGTCTTGCCATGTTTCTCTCCTTGAAATAAATTTCTATTTATATGTATTTTTTTTATGTTTTACGATTTAAATATTCCTTTTATTGCCATTATTGAAGAAAGAAGAAACATTAATTTTGTCTAAAATTAACCATTCGTCATTGATATTTGACCATTTTTTATCTTCTTGTTTATCTTCATCATCATAAATCCCATCACTATAATATCCAAATGGCAACATTTGATCTTCTATTTCATCAATGTCCTTTTGGTACATTGCCAAACGAACATCCATATCAGTTAAATTTTTAAAATATTGTTGTCTTGTTGCCCAAGAAAATAAAACCAAACACATCACCAAGTCATCATTATGACCATCTTCTGCTTCAAAACTTTGCTTTTTTGATATAAATGTTGTAAATTCTGAAATAATGTCAGCATCTTCTACAATTAGTTTGTCTTCTTCAATCATGTTTTTTAGAACTTGACAACCAACCTTTTTTGTCAAAACTGAAGTCCTAACACCCATTTGAACCTTTTTAACGCTTCCAAATCCTTCTGTAATGATTTGACCTTTTCTTCCCATCATAGCAGTCTTAACAATATTTTCATATTCCAGATCGGTATGAAGAACATTTGCAACTTCAAATCCTATACTGTTAATTTCAATCAAAACATGAGCATTATTATATTTTCTAGCAATTGTTTTAACTACAGAAGCAAAAAGTAATGGTGATACTGTATTGTTTCGATATGTTGCTACTACCTTATATGGAAATTTTGTAACATCAATTACTGTAAGTGCAGTATAATCTTTTCCTTGACCCTCGGCAACGTCAGCAGTTATAAAGTAAATATGATCATAGGAATTATCTTTATCTGGATCTTTTCTTATTGGTTCTTGGTATACTGAAATTCCATCCTTTGTACGAATTATTGGTTTAGTATAAACCAAAGTATGAAGTTTATCGGCAGATATCAGAGTATTGGAACTACCCAAGAAGTCACATTCGAACTCCTGCTCAAACTGTTTCTCGGAAGTTTTGGAAATCATTTCCTTCTTCCATTGTTCATCTCTTAATGGACCACCTGGATATTTTGGTACTTGACTCCAGTGAACTTCGAAAGCAACATATCCATTCTGATTGTTGATTGCTCCCTTCCAATAATAGTAAAACATATTCAACCCGTTTGGTGTTGAAATGATGAACATTTTAGTAGATTGACCGGAGGTAATAGTCGGATAAACTGATGTAAAGAATTCTTCTGCTATTTGAGTCGGAATGTGAGCAAACTCGTCAAGTAGAATGCAGTTAAAAGATCCACCACGAATGGCAGATGATGATGTTGCTGCTGCTAGAATTCTAGATCCGTTCTCTAACACAATAGATCCTTTATTCCATTCTATAACACCCTGCTGTAACCACTTTGGTAAATATTCATATGCCATCTTAATTCTTCCAAGAATTTCAATAGCAGTAGATTGTTTGTTTGCCAAAATAGCAACATTCATGTTCTGATTGAAGAGAACATAATGTAATAGGTAAGCACCTACTGTTGTAGTTTTTCCTACCTGACGAGGTAGTTTTCCTATTACGAATCTATTTTGATGTAATTTAGCAATTAAGTCTTTTTGAAAGTCATACATTTCAAATGGAACAAGACCTTTGTCTACAGCAACAATCTTGACATATTTTTCAACAAAATATACAGGATCGTTTGCACATTTTATATATTCTTGAACCTGTTCTGGTGTAAATTGTTGCTGTACACCTACTGGTTTGAGATTGGGATTTCCCAAATAACCATCTTTTTTAGCTGTCATTTTCTATTTCTTCTGTTGGTATTGCTTTCAATTGACTACGAGACTGATTAATTAAATTTTGAAGATCTCTTGTAGATCCAACAAATATAGAATTATTTGTTGTATTCTTAACTACTTTATTTGTTCCCAGAGCATCTGCGGTAGTTTTATGAATATTCATTAAATCTGTATTTACTTCACTTATAGTTTTAATCAATATCGATGCAACTTCATATGCTCTTGGTGAATCCCCTGCTTCTGCAACCTTCATTATTCCATCAAGAGATTCAAAACCTTTATTAATCAATTCCTTCATATTTTTACGAGCAGAGTCAAAATCTTGACGAACTTGATCTTTTCTTTTTATTTTAACTTCTTTGACTAAAGGATTCTCTGTATTTTCTAAAATTATTTTTTCGCTTTTAGCAATATCTAATATCTCTGAAAGTTTCTCTTCAGATGATTTATATTCACTCATGGCCAATCTCCTGTCACTTGTGTGATAGATCCTGTTATATGATTTCCAGTATATCCAATATCTCCAACATAGTAATTTACAGCAGTAGATCCTGGATCATTAAAGAAGTTTATATCTGTTCTTTCTATAATACCACCAGTACTTCCACAAATTTTTGGATAGATATATGTCTTTGCTGTAAAATCAAATGTACTGATTAATGCTCTTCTATTTTCAAAAGTTCCTTCATAATCCTCATTTATAGAAACTCCATTTAATACAAATGGAATATCCACTGTATCATGAATATCATTCATTTTAATTGTTACAGTATAGTCTGGGGAAAAATATGGAAGTATTTGTTCAATAATTTGTAACATATCATCCATATTTCTAGTGAAAGCGAAAAGAGAAAAATTTATATTATAAGGAACTTCAGAATATATTGTTTTATAAATTCCATTTACGACTTCTGCTCGTTGTGTAACTCTATTTAATTTTCTAGAAGGATCATACAACATCGTAGTGATTTCAAATCCTAGTTTTGGCAAAACAATTTGAACTCTACTATTTTTAGATAAACTGCTTTCTTGAGTTAATCTCCATATAAATTTTTCTTTGCTTCCATAACTCAAAGGTACTCGAATTTTTTCAATTTCAGTACCATCCTCTTCAAATCTACTAACGTATACAGATTCAAATAAAGATCCAAATGCTATTACTATTTTTCGAATAGATTCGTTGTAAAATGTTTGAGAAACTGTAAAC